AGAATATAAAAGCAAGGTTCAAGTTTATAAACATACATAAAAAAACTCCTTAATCCGCTAACCCCCCCCAAACGCGGGGCCCCTCCAACCCCACAAACAAAACCCCCCGAAACCAAACCCAGAAAAAAAGCAACCAAAAAACAAAAAAAAAAAAAAAAAAAAAAAAAAAAAAAAAACTATTACAGGGGTACCCTGACAACCCATAACTACACCTTTTTTTGTGGTTTTCACTATATATTACTACGACTTTCATACTATTCACTACAATGTGTAACACTGACGTTGCAGCATTTATTGATTTAACACTAGACTCTGACGATGATGTTCCTACGGCACAAGCAATAAGAGCTCACGCGTTAGAAATACAAGAACTCTTCGGTGGCGCAGCGGGAGCACGCGCTTATCGACGAGCAAGAAAGATTAATAAAGTGAAAAGACGATTTGACCGCGTCGGACGCTAATTCTTTTTTTATGGTGCGATATTGTTATACGTCGCTTGATACACTGTGCCAGTAGCAGACGTTTGCTTATGAGTCGTTAGGTAGGCACCAAAACGACGATTGACTTCATAGGCGATTGTGATATTGGCAGTTGAGCTGACGTTGATCAGATCCTCCAATGCAATAAGGGCAGACTTGCCAGCTAATGAGACTGTTTTAGAACCGGTAGCAGTCGGTCCACTGCCTAGGAATAGACCCTTCAGCACCTTCAGCAAGAAGCCCGAGCGCTTGTGACTGATAGAGTCCTGTTTTACGCTGCCAGGATCAAGCTTGATACCCGACGTCTTGTTGCAATTCCAGAAGAATTTAGGATTAGGAGGCTCTCTAAACCCATCAGCAATAGCCGTCAGTTCGGCACCGCGGCAGCTAAGAACACCAATACTGTTGTACATGGCTTCGAGAAGTTGGACCCCGGGAACACGAGCACGTGGGCATCCAGATGTGAAGTGATACATTTTCCCAACAAGCGGATTATTGCTAACAGTTTCTGTACTGGTAGAACCCGAAGCATCGAGGGAGCGGTTCTGGATCTTGATAGTGGAGGTCTCATACATGTGAATCTTCTCATTCTCAAGATTCAAAGTGGCCTGAGTTTGCCAAAAGGTAGTTATATTTCCCTCTTCTCTATACAGAGTGAGAAGAGTAGGGACAATCACGTTCAGAGTAGAACCATCGTTCGCTCCAGTGGCATAATCGCGAAGTACGTCTACCATGACCGAGAACAGACCCGTAACGCCAGCGCCACGGTCGCCGACTAGATCATAAATGGAGTGTGTACCTGCAAGAACATAGTCATATACTTGAATAGTTCCATCTGCTTTGTTGGAGCGACCTCGCGTTAGTCGAGGTTTAGCGGACTAAAGAGTATATTTATTTCACATTATAAACTTGAACCCGTCTTCTAATAGCAGCGTCTGTCAATGTCAGTGGATGACTATTGCAAGTAAAAATCTTGAAAATTCCAGCTGGAATTTCGACGCAGCCGTAGCGCACGTGTATTGCACGTGGGTTATCAAAATCGACTAAGTGGATTTGCGATGTTCTGGGATAGTGATTGAAGTCAACGTCGTCGAAGATGATTGACTTGTGAACTTCAGTGTCGAACTTCTTCAGTGTGTCTATATGGGAGACGAACAAAGCAGGTCTAGGTGCGTTTCTCTTAGCCCAAGTAGTTTTACCACATCCTGATTCACCGCAGAGTACCAGCGTCTTGAACTTATCTCTGCAAAATTCCAAGCTGTCCAGAGATTTGCAAATTTTGCCTTGGGTTTCATCATCTGCCTGAATGGTGAACTGGTCATTTCTAGACCATTCCCAGAAATCCTTAGCGAACGAGTAGGCAATCTTGTTTTGCACGCAGTAGTCGAACCATTTAGGCTTTTCATCAAACGTCTTGGCGATCTCCGAGGGAGCCATTGTCCGAAGGCATTCACGTAGAACGTAGTCTTCCGGGCCTTCGATAAACTTGCCGTCCTTCTTGCAGTACTGCTTGCATGCTTCCCACTTGCGAGGGTCCTGCTTATTAGGGTGCTTCCCATTAAAATTGAGCCAGTCTTTGTCGTGTCGTTGGACGCTGTCAAACTCAATGCAGGCGTGAAGGTGTGGCGTGCCGTCTTCGTGCAGTTCATTGGCAACCAGGAAGTAGGACACGTTTGCTCTGGATTGGAGGAATTTAACGAGGTCTTCGGCGCTGTCGCGGCAGCGTGCAAAAGTAAGAAAAAACCGTTTTCCATTGTAGAACGATGGCATTGGTGGCTTAGCAACCAGTGTCCGGGGTTTATGTGTGACGGAAATTTAATTATGAAATTTCGGGAATACTGTAATTACTTTCTATTACCTCCTCCTCCTCCTCCCCACCCCCTTAATATTACGGGGGTGGGGATTACCCACTCAATTATGAAACGCAAGTTCTCACAATCCCATGGTGCTATTGTTAAGCTTGCCCGTCATTATCCTCCTCGCGGTATGGGCATGGTCGCAGCAGGCGCAAGGCAAGTTGCAGGTCGAGGACTTGCTAGACTTGCCATCAGAGGGGCCGGAAAGCTTGTGCCTTATGCTGGTGCTGCGCTTGCTGCTTACGACGGCTACAAGGCGGTTCGCGGTGCTTTTTCGTCATCTAAGAAGAAAACGTCGTACAGCGCCAGGCCAGGAACCAACGGAGGCAAATTTAAGCGAGCACGAAGAGTGAGCAAAAAGACAAATATGTATATAGCCAAAGGCTTTGAACACACTCTAGAAGTCAATGGAACCGTCTCTGATCCTAACATATGTTTCATTGGCCATTCCACGATGTCTGGATGGTATGCCATCGAACTTGTTGCGCAGGCACTTCTACGCAAGCTTTTTGAAAAAGCTGGTATAGTTATTAAGGGCGTGAAGTTCTCCATTCCTGGATATGACTCTCCCTCCTCCCAAGGTTGGAAAATTGCAATTAAGCGCACCAACAAAGCAGATGGAACTATTCAAGTATATGACTATGTTCTTGCAGGTACACACTCCATTTATGATCTAGTCGGCGACCGTGGCGCTGGCGTTACGGGTCTGTTCTCGGTCATGGTAGACGTACTTCGCGATTATGCCACTGGAGCGAACGATGGTTCTACTCTGAACGTGATTGTCCCTACTCTTCTCACTCTGTATAGAGAAGAGGGAAATATAACTACCTTTTGGCAAACTCAGGCCACTTTGAATCTTGAGAATGAGAAGATTCACATGTATGAGACCTCCACTATCAAGATCCAGAACCGCTCCCTCGATGCTTCGGGTTCTACCAGTACAGAAACTGTTAGCAATAATCCGCTTGTTGGGAAAATGTATCACTTCACATCTGGATGCCCACGTGCTCGTGTTCCCGGGGTCCAACTTCTCGAAGCCATGTACAACAGTATTGGTGTTCTTAGCTGCCGCGGTGCCGAACTGACGGCTATTGCTGATGGGTTTAGAGAGCCTCCTAATCCTAAATTCTTCTGGAATTGCAACAAGACGTCGGGTATCAAGCTTGATCCTGGCAGCGTAAAACAGGACTCTATCAGTCACAAGCGCTCGGGCTTCTTGCTGAAGGTGCTGAAGGGTCTATTCCTAGGCAGTGGACCGACTGCTACCGGTTCTAAAACAGTCTCATTAGCTGGCAAGTCTGCCCTTATTGCATTGGAGGATCTGATCAACGTCAGCTCAACTGCCAATATCACAATCGCCTATGAAGTCAATCGTCGTTTTGGTGCCTACCTAACGACTCATAAGCAAACGTCTGCTACTGGCACAGTGTATCAAGCGACGTATAACAATATCGCACCATAAAAAAAGAATTAGCGTCCGACGCGGTCAAATCGTCTTTTCACTTTATTAATCTTTCTTGCTCGTCGATAAGCGCGTGCTCCCGCTGCGCCACCGAAGAGTTCTTGTATTTCTAACGCGTGAGCTCTTATTGCTTGTGCCGTAGGAACATCATCGTCAGAGTCTAGTGTTAAATCAATAAATGCTGCAACGTCAGTGTTACACATTGTAGTGAATAGTATGAAAGTCGTAGTAATATATAGTGAAAACCACAAAAAAAGGTGTAGTTATGGGTTGTCAGGGTACCCCTGTAATAGTTTTTTTTTTTTTTTTTTTTTTTTTTTTTTTTTTGTTTTTTGGTTGCTTTTTTTCTGGGTTTGGTTTCGGGGGGTTTTGTTTGTGGGGTTGGAGGGGCCCCGCGTTTGGGGGGGGTTAGCGGATTAAGGAGTTTTTTTATGTATGTTTATAAACTTGAACCTTGCTTTTATATTCT